AATGGATTCTTTCGAAGTTTACCGTGTCTATATGTCACTCAAACTTCATTTTACTTCCGATGATTACGACATCACAAAAACAAAATCAGGCGTTAGATGTAAGAGAGAAACATTCCTTAAACGTAAGGATGTTTTATTGTTTCGCAAGTTAGCTAAAAGATTTAGTTTTACAGAAATGGTAGACTATTTCGTTGCTAATTTCGTCAACGGCCATAATGGCATATTTGATGCCGAAAGTGATAACGTGTATCGGGACTGGAAAGCTAGAAAAGAGAAGTTGACATATCTGTTCACACAAGATATCTCTACACTTATGTTAGAGGCTGAAAAAGTAAATGTTGATCCATTGGTTAGTGATGGTCAACATCCCTTAGCACTAAAACTATATCTTGGTAAAAAAATTAGTCTTGAAACCCTAGTTATTCTTGACAAATTGTTCAACTTCGTGTATAGTAACAATACTATGTTAGCAAACGACTTTATATGGAAAGATGTGTCCCGTTTGATAACAAAGTACCGTGTCTTTGTCAAGTTTGATAAAGACAAATTCTCTCAACTATGGATCAAGGAGAAAGGCCCAGTGGTCTGTTAAATGAGTCATTCTAAGCGCAGAGACTTTGATTACGAACCTCGTGTCAAAGAAGTTCGTAAAGGTGTTGATAAATCAAATAAGCACCGCAAAAACCCGTATAAATACTCTGGTAGTCAAGAAGAAGATTTCGAAGACTATGATGATTATGATACACATCGCAAATATTAACATACATCGCAATATAAGGAAATACAAATATGTCTTTTAATTCTCTATCGGATCTTCGTAAGAACCGCGGCAACTTCGACTCACTCATGAAGGAAGTCGAAAAGATTGCAAATCCCACAAACGAAAAGCGCGGCGATGATGACCGCTTCTGGAAGCCAAGTGTCGATAAGGCTGGCAACGGCCAGGCTGTTCTTCGTTTTCTCCCTGCGCCTCCAGGTGAAGAACTTCCGTGGGTTCGCGTCTTTGACCATGGCTTTCAAGGTCCTACTGGCAAGTGGTATATTGAAAATTCATTGACCACTATCAACAAGCCAGACCCTGTCGGCGAACTCAACAGCGAACTTTGGAATTCGGGTATCGAAGCCAACAAGGAAATCGCTCGTAAGCAGAAACGCCGCTTGTCGTATATCTCTAACGTTCTTGTTGTTCGTGATCCAGCAAATCCTGAAAACGAAGGTAAGGTATTCCTCTACAAGTTCGGTAAGAAGATTTTCGATAAAGTCAAGGACGTGATGCAACCCACGTTTGAAGATGAGAAGCCGGTAAATCCATTTGACCTTTGGGAAGGTGCTAACTTCAAGTTGCGTATCCGTCAGGTTGAAGGCTATCGTAACTATGATAAGTCAGAATTTGATGGCCCAACTCCTCTTGATGAAAATGAAGATAAGTTGGAAGCAATTTGGAAGCAAACAAACTCACTTGCTGCTTTCCTTGATCCTTCAAACTTCAAGTCTTATGATGAACTCAAGGCCAAGCTGAATACTGTTCTTGGTAGTGGTACCCGTGTGCCTACCGCTGAGAAGGTAAATCCTCTTGATGCAGAAGATGAACTCTTCGTTGAAACCAAGATGAAGACGGCTGCTAAGGCAACCGAAGATACTCCGCCTTGGAGTGACGATACTGCCGATGATAATATGAGTTACTTCGCAAGTCTTGCGGACGACTAAAAGAAAAGGGGCGCTTAGAGCGCCCCTTTTTTATGCCATTGCTCGTTTTAGAGCAAATCTCATCCAACTACTTTCATCATCTCTAACATATGTCTTGGCATTTGGCACAGTGGTGCTTTCGGATGCACCGCCCCCGCCGCCACCTTGATTGATGATTGTTGGAGGAGGAACATTGACTTTCATTTGGTCTTTAGCTTGTTCCGACCCCTTTTCTAAGATGCCGCTATCAGGATTTTGTCCTGACTGAACCTTAGTTTCTTCGCCTCCGCCGCTCATATAATCATACGCGGTCTTTGCACCAACTGCCGCCAGTCCAAGACCACCTGCTGCCATCATTAGAGGATTTCTTTTTACAAATCCGGCTGCTTTACTGAATATTCCACCGCCTGGTTTGCCTTGAACTGCGGCAGGTTTTGGTTGTGCTGTTGCTTTTGGTGCTTGCCCACTTTGTGCGGCTTCTGCGGCACGTGTTTCTGGTGTGCCACCCAAGGCTCCCATATCTCTAGCAGCCAGTGCAGCATCTAATCCAACAGAAGCGGCTGTTCCCACGCCAGGAATAGTTCCCGCTGCACCCGATGCCAATTCTAGGCCTGCACCTGTCCAGTCACCCGCCATAGCCCTCTGTGCAGCAAATACACCACCAGCAACAAGACCAACACCTGGAATTTTCTTCAATAGCGATTTGCCAACTGCTTTCGCGCCAACTTTAGCTACGCCTTTAGCAGCAACTTTTTCTCCTGCTTTAACTGCACCCTTTTGTCCAGCTTTAGCAGCAACCTTTTCACCCGCTTTAGTAGCACCTTTTTCACCGGCTTTAGTAGCAGGCTTTGCTGTATCTCCGGGCATAGGAGCAAGGTCGGCTGCCACCATTGCAGTGTTGGCAGCGATATTTGCTGTATTATTTCCAGCTAAGTCTTCGCCGCCATCATTATCGTTACCGGCAAACAATGCCCCCGCACCGAGAGCACCAGCTCCTAATGCTAATACACCAAGCATACCTCTGCCTCTACCAGGCGTTCTACCAGGAGAAACTGTTGGTGTTTTTCTAACAAATCTACCCTTTGCGTCTCTAGGTTGACTTCTAGCTCTTTCTGATCTAGACTTCTTGCTACCATCTGGAGCATTTGGAATATTTCCGCCGCGATTTCTACGGCTAGGTAAATCGATATCGATTTCGGGCCCGCCGCCAGGTCCATCCGAACCACCAGAAGTTTCAAGTGACTGTGCAATCTTCTCCACGCTGTCTTTTATTGCAGAGAATAATTCATTTGCTTCTTTGAATGTGTCAGATATTTCATCCAGCTTTTTCGTATTTTCTTGAATAGCATCTACAACTGGACTCTCTGACATACCAGCAGCATCTTCTTGAAGTTCGCTGATAGGTTGCGAGGGCTTAGATTCAATACCCGCAGGTAGAATAGCCGACGCACCACTCTTCTCGTCGTAATCTTTTTGAAGTTCGTCATTAATAGTATCTTTTGATACCGGTTTTCCATCTCTACGATATGCTATATCTTTTTCAGAAGCGGGTGCAATTCCTCTTTTAGCTAACAGCTTCTTCTGGTCTTCAGTCAGATCAGTTAATTTTTCTGCTTCTTGGGCCACGCCCATACTATCTCTAGCTTCGGCTCTTTTCTTTTCATCAGAAGTGAAAAGGTCATATCTGAGATCACCCGGCTTTCCGGTGAAAACTCTTTTTGCTCCTTCAAGCTGAGTTTTCATAAATCCTTTTGGAATTGCAGTACCCGTTGTCGTGTCTGTGCCACTAACGGCACGCTTCAAGCGATTTCTAAATGTGTCTTCTTTCCCTCTAAGACCCATATCATTCGCTTGAAAATACTGTTCTTTAGCTGCCTTTCCTGCGTTCTTAAATCGAGTTGCGGCATCTGTATTACCTGAAGCCTCTGCAACGACTTGTCCTTTTTTGGCAAGCGCAAGTACCTCTTTGATACCTTTATTGAAACCCTCTAAGTTCTTTTCTGTCAACTTGCCAATTTCTTTGACAAGTTCGGTCAGCATTTTGCGTTCTTCGTCGCTATACTGTTCCAAGTCTTTGCTAATGTTTTCTGTGGCAGCGGATAAAATCTTAGCTGCTTTTTCACCATCAACAGTTGTTACAGAAAAAGGACTCGTGGATTCTTTAATCTTTTCTAATTGAGTTTCTTTCCCTGTACCAGAACCAGATGAACTCAATAACTTTTTGATATCTTTTGCTTGACCTATAACCTCATCCAGACGGTCGACAACAGGATCTGGCCCATTATCTGGAGCAGTCTGTAGTCTATCTGATAGTCCTTGTAAGTTACTGGCCATTTCTTAAAAATCCTGTTG